CTGGTCAGCAGTAGCGAGCTGTGCCATCTCCATCTCCGTGAGGTAAATGAAATTGCCCTCCAAATAAGGATCTGGAAAGAATGTTGTCAGCGCTGGATTACTCAATGCACCCGTTGCAAGAGGGGGTGATAGAAAACGCCCAATACCATCATTCGAACGAATGCGCTGTCCATATGTAGAACTTGTTGGAGCCACATCAATCACCGTATAAAGCTGATTCAACGGGCGAAAGGTGACATTGATATAGACATCTGAGTTCTGCATTGACACCAGAGGAAGCGCCATTCCAGGGTTCTCTGCAAACCAGAAATGAAGGGGAATAATCAACTGACGAGATCGGATAGAGGGTTCAGGAACCTTCGTGTTTGGGATTCCACCAGGCTGGTTAAGGGGTGTCACAGCATGAGGATACTGTCCAAGACGACCATATGCATTTGCAGGGTCCTTCAATTCAGGAATATTACCAACCATCTCATCTACGATTGCACGCTTATTAGGGTCGTGAGTCAGATACGAGTAGAACTTGAGCCACTCGCCTGTGAGCCTCTGAAGAACCACACCGTTTGCAGTAACCTCGACGTGATCAATCAAGTTGTAACCGATGTTGTCAATCCACTTAAACTCATACCCAATTGCAGTGGATCGCTGATCATATCCGGCTGGCGGAAGGACGTTGTATCCAAGATAGGCGAGCGGCGACCAAATATCAGGAAGAGTTATCATAAGATACGTATCGTGGAGTAGCTGAGCATATCGATCAATTCGACAAGAAATAGTCCTCGTTGTCGTAGGTGAAAACTCAAGATTTGAAGCGGTAAATGTCATTCGGATTGACTCCATGGCGAAATTCGTATGGCGACGATAAACAGCGCGGAAATGCGTCATGGAGGGGCTCCCGTGGACAAGTTCATTCTGTGCCCCAATGGCAACCAATTGAAGGAGTGCACCTGGCATTATTAGTATCTACAAAGAAGGGTTTAGACCAGATATGTCGTAGAGGATGTGTTTGCTGGGACACAGCAGGTTGATGTATAGGTTTTTCCAAGAGTAGCGGGACCAAGTGTATTGATCCCAACACCTCCAACAAAAATATCATATCTATCAGACTTGTTGGCGATGACGCCAATGTATTGGGTGTTGTCGCGCCGCTTTTGTGGGGGCTGAGCGACAGCCAGTGACTTTGCGATGATCTGGCGCTTCATTTGAGTCAAGTAGTCTTGTGCGGAATTCACTTGCATTTGTGATTTATACGGGAAAAGAGTATCACAGTAAATGAGGTTCGTTCTCGTTAGCACACATGTGGATCAGACAACTGGATATTCGAAGGTGGTTATTAACCTTCTCAAGCAGCTGAGCACTCTGGCTCCAAAGGTCAAGACCTATCACTTTGGATTTCAGCGTCATCCATCTAGGGGGAATCTTCGTAAGGTCCCAGATGGAGTCGTAGCGTATGACGCAGCTGCAAATGAGGACCCGAAGGAGGAGGGATTTGGATTCAACAAGATTCACGAGTATTTGGAGATGGTAAATCCAGATGTTGTAATGATCTACAATGATCCACTCATCATTCACCGATTCATTGAGGCGATGAAGTTTAAGAAGGGTGAGTCACCTTACAAGCTCTGGCTCTACGTAGACCAGGTTTATGAGGGAATCGCTCCACCCCTGATTGAGACGATGAACAAGAATGCTGATCGTATCTACTGCTTTACAAAGCATTGGGCGGATGTCTATGCCAAGTATGGCGCATTTCCGGATATTCGTGTCTTAGAGAACGCAGTAGACACATCCTTCTTTTCAAAGCTTCCAGTGTCTGCCCGCTCTACCATCCGAGCGTCAATGAACCTGAATTCTGATGCAATCCTCATGGTGAATGCAAATCGCAACACTCAGCGCAAGCGTCACGATCTTGCAATTATGGGTTTCGTTGATCTTATTCGTCGCGATCCTAAGAAGCCGTATCATATGATGGTCGTCACAGGTCTCAACGCCCAGCAGGGTGCATACTATGATGTGAGTCGTATCTATCAGACTGAGCTTGTACGTCATGGTCTTGATCCAAATGAGTTTTCCAAGCGCCTTATGATGGTGGATACATCAGCTAAGCCGGTTCCAGACGCATCAATCAACGAGATCTACAATGCAGCTGATATTGGTATCAATGTCTCCGACGGTGAGGGATTTGGACTCTGTCAGATTGAGCATCTCTACACGGGTGCTCCTCAAATTGTGACAGACATTGGAACTTATCGTGCATTCATGGACGAGAGCGTCTGCACATTTGTCCCACCGTGTGACCGCACCTATTTTCCAGGAACAATGCCTCTGGGTCTTTGGGCACCGACCTTTGACTACGAGATGGTTGCAGATGCAATGCAGGCTACAATCCAGAAACTCTCTGAGAAGAAAGCTGCAGCCGCTGCTTACGAGTTCAAGTCATGGGATACAGTGTGTGCTTCGTGGTTGGAGGATGTCAGGAACGTGGCCTGACGAGTGTTAAAGCAGAAACCGGATCGAAGTAGGACTGACCAGCTCACCCATTCGGAGTAGGCGCTGTTTATCATCCCATGCAGGTCCATCAAAAATCTCCTTGGAATCAGGATCCAAAATCAATGACATCCCCTTCACTAAGATCTTCTGAAGACGTCTATGTTTCCGCGATGTATTGCGGAGCACAGTCTCATCCAACTCTTCATTTTTAATATTCGGTCTGAATGCCAGATCCTCTCCCGTAGTTGTGGAGTCAAATCGCATACAGGAAACTACCGGTCTCTCCTTAGAGTGAAGCTTTCGGTGTATCTCGCAATCAATCGCTGACTCCTTCAATAACAATGCAATTCGCTGACTAATGCGTTCCTTTTCGAAAGCCGTTTCGTAAAGGTATTCATCCGTGGACATGAACGTTTCAACAGGATCACCTTCATACCGCTTTGTTACCATATCATTGCGACGAATCGGTGTAATGTTAGGACCTTCCTGTGTCTTCTTCTGATCATCGGAAAAGACGGAGATGTAGAAACTCACCTTAACCGTCCGGTCTTCCATCGGCAATGTGGCGTGAGAGCAAATACGGATTGCACGACCAATGACCTGGTCATGACGGGCAGGTGTCCAATGGGGCTCAACGATGTGAACGTGGCGTACATTCGCCAATGTAATACCCTCTGCACCTGATGCCGATGCCATCAGCAACTGCAAGATCTTCTTGGGACGTTTGGCAACACTTTCCTTCAGTGAAGCAGGGAAGTTCTTCGAATACACACCATTGAAAATCTGACGGGTTAAATCACGCTCTTCCTCATTTTCCTCACCAGTGTAGAATGTGTATGCAGGGCGATCATCCAACATATCAGGATCCTCCACCCACTGATTTGCCTGCTTGACAATCTTATACCGTTGCCATCCCGCAGTATCCAGAATCGCTGACAAGATGCCCAGACCCTCCAATGCACGATACTGAGAATACACGAACTGGTTGTTTCCCAGGGACTTTTTGATATTCCTTAAGATCGCCAGCATCTTAGGACTGAATGCCTCCAACGCCTTTTCAGACAAGTACTTGGCCGGATTTGACTTGATACGCTTAAGAACTTCATCGTTATTCGGAGGCTTGTCTTCCGTAACACCTTCTGCATTGACTTCAGCCACGCGAAGATCTGGAGGAGTTGCATAATCGCACACAAGACGTGTTGGAACGCGGAATGTGCTAAGGTTCTCATTGAGCTTGGAGCGACCCCGGCGAGAATCAATCTTCATCTCAATCCAACGGACTTCCAGATAGCGAGTGAACTGTTCATTAGACATTTCTACCTTTTCCAATGTGTTCTCCAAGTCAATACGGCGTGGAAGCAGGCGCTCATCAGCACCCTTGAAATAGGAAACCAATCCCTGAATACGACGGCGAAACATCATTGGATTCTTGATGTTCAGTCCATCTAGGAACAGAGTAGCGAATTCCTCATAGTCTGTAGGCAAGCATGTCAGTTGTTCAGTCGTTACACGCTCTGAATAGATTTCACCACCACCCACATCAATTTCCACCTTGTTCTTGATAGATTCAACCCAATCGGCTGCTTGAGGAATAAATGCAAGGTCTTTCATGTATTGAACTGCAACACGATCACCATCGCCATTGTAGGTTGAACGGAACTGAGGTGGATTTCGTGTAACCATCACCTGCTTCTTTAAAGCGCCGAACTCAATCGTGTCTACTTCAGGGATTGCACGGAATGCCTTGGCAATACGCTCTTCATCCCATGTCGGAATCGTCTTGAATGGAATCGTGATGCGCTCAATCGGTCCTCGCAGAAGATTCATCATATATGCAATTTCATTAGGTGAGTTGATGACTGGAGTTCCAGACAAGGCAACCACTTTGCATCGTTTGGCATTGTAGATCGCTTCATAGAGCTTTCCAGTGATGTCTGACTCATTGATCACGCGGGAGATCAAGTTATGGGCTTCATCAATGATCACCACAGAATCATCATACATACCCTCCTTCGTGTATTCGGGAATATTGGTCCTGGTCAGGCCGTTGTAGCGCACAAAGGTAAACCTCTGTTCAAGAAGATCGCTGATTTGTTCCCGAATAGCCTTCTTATCCTGAGTTGAAAGGCTCTCAAAGTTGGGCTCATTTCCTGATGTTGTAGTGTAGATACGATTGTGCTTGTCCATGAACTTTTCAGAGATACCGAGCTTCTTTCCCTCTGCCCGGACCTCATCAGACATAGGCTTCACAGTCCAAAAGTTCTCAACTGCGTAGATCGGATCACCGCACTTCTGCAACTCCTCTTTGTAGTTCTTTTCAAGTGATGCCGGAACCATTACATAGACCTTGCTCGTAGTCAGTAATGACTCAGCCACTGCAATCGATGAGCATGTCTTACCAGATCCCAGTCCGTGATACACAAGAATACCTCGATAAGGTGTCTCAATCTT